ATGCGCACGATGATCCTCACGGCCCTGGCCGTCCTCGCCCTCGCCTCCTCTGCGGACGCGGCCACGAAATGCCGGGACGCGACGACGGGGAGATACACTCAGTGTCCATCGAACATCATCGTCGAGCACACGAAGGTGACCGGCCTCGCCGTGTCAGTGGGCGGTCACCCTGCGCCACCCGTCTGCAAGAAGGGGAAGGTCTGCGGGAACAGCTGCATCGCCAAGGACAAGGTCTGCCATAAGCCCTGACGCGAAAGCCCCCGGCGAGAGGCCATCGCGCCGGGGGCCAGGAACCGCAGGACAGGGGGGGTGCCCTGCGGCCCCGTCTCGTCAGGCCGTCGCGCCGTGCGCGAGAGCGTCCTTGTCCAGTTGCGCCATGTCGGCGTCGGTCTTGGTATTCGCGGCCGCCAGCGCGGCGTCGATGGTCGCCTGATCGTTGGCGCTGAGGTCGGACCGGATGTTCTGATAGGCAGTCTGGATCGTGCTGACCGCCTGCGGCATGGCCGCGATCAGCTCCAGCACGAGGGTGACGATGGCGGTGTTCATGTCGGCGGCTCCTTAGGACTTCGCCGGCACGAGGGCCGCGAGTTGGGTGACGAACGAAGTGAGCGCCGATTGTTCGGCGCTGATCGAGGAGGCGTTGCCGGCGGCGATGGCGGCGCGGCCGAGCTTGATCGCGCCATAGCCCTGGTCGGCGATGGTCTTGATCTTCTGCACGGTGGCGGGGGCCAGCGAGCCGGTGTTGACGGTGATGTCGGCCGCCTCGACCGCGGTGTCGAAGCTCTGTTCCGCCACGACGAACGCCTTGGTCGACGCCAGCAGTGCGGACGTGCCGGGCTGGCCGACGAGCGCGCAGGCGCTCAGCGATAGCGCCAGGTCGAAGGCGACCAAGGCGAGGAAGGTCTTTCGCATGTTCAGCTCCCGCTGACTGGCGTCGTCAGGATGGCGACGATGTCGTTGATGGTGAGATCGGTCCCAGCTTGGAGACCGGACGAGATCGGCTTGGCGGCGGCTCTCAGCAGGCCGCCAACAAAGGGGACGTTGCCAAGCATGGCGGTGACGGTCTGAGACTCGAGCGCGCCGATGTCCGGCTCCAAGTCCATCGTCGCCCACGCCTGGATAGCGGCGCGGATGTAGGCCGCCGACTTCTGCGCAGAGATCCACACCGCCAGCCCTTGGGCGACGGCCTGGAGGTCCTGCGGTGCGGCGGCGGCCGTCATCGTCAGGAGGCGGCGGGCGTCGCGGCCACGAGTGCCGCAGTGGCCTCGGCGTCGACCTGGGCGGCGTCGGATGCGCCGCTGTTCACCTGGGCAGTGAGTGCGTCGATCTGAGCCTGCTTGGCCGCGACTTCGGCGTTGAAGCCGGCCACGAGGTTGTTCAGGGCGTCGGTGAAAGCTTGGGAGAGGGCCATGGTGTTCGAGTTCCTTGTGAAGAGGTGAAGAAGGAAGGGGACGTTGACGACCGCGAATCCCGCGATCAGGGCCAATTGGACGAGGGCGGCGACGCTCATGCCGGCGGGACCGGCGGCGCGCCGTCCTTCTTCGACTGCCCGAAGTAGAAGCCGACGAGGCCCCCGATCACGATGCCCTGCATGTTGTTCAGGATGCCGTTGACGGTCTCGTCGTGGGCGAGCGCAGGCACGATGGCCCGGCAGGTGAAGAAGAAGACGTAGAGCAGGATAAGGCCGATGGCCGCCCAGCCGCGCTGATCGGGGATCATGTCTGCACCATCAGCTTTGCGGCCTTCGCGCAGGCGTCGTTGCGCCTCAGCCAGTCACCGCCATCAGTCAGAAAATCCTTGTCGGCCCGGTACGCACGCGCGCGTGCGTCATGCATCGGGTCGATCAGCTCGCCCGGCCCGAACTTGTTGACAAACTGCCTCAACGCCAGGGCAGTGACGGGCCCGAAGGCTCCGTCGCGCGGAGCGATGCCGACGGCGCCCTGCAGCACCTTCACGGCCTCGCCCTGCCCCATATTCACGCACGCGTCGAAGTGCATGAGGTCAGGCCCGGCCGGGAGCAGGTCGCACTTGGCCGGAAACCAGAACAGCTCCGCGTAGATCGGCACGACGGTTTCGAGCGTCAGCGCCTTGACCTCGTCGATGGTCGCCGGGCGCTGGAGGTAGGCCGTGAGGATGTGTTGCGTGACGCCGTGGTTCGTCGGGCCGCCGTCGTCGACGACGTAGCCGCCCTCTATCGAGGGACCCAGCGTGAACGCCAGACAGGCTTTTAGACGGGTAGGATCGATGGCCACGGCGCAGGGTTGCGCGCCTCGGGTTTCGCTCCGGCTTCGTCGCCTAGAGGGAGGGGTTGCCGCCGCCGGAGTTGTTGCCGAACTGGTAGAGCACCGCCGTCGCCGTCGCCGTCTGGCCGGTCATGGTGTCCGTCACCGTGGCGCTGACGTACATGATGGCCGAGTGACCGGAGCCGACGCCGCTGGCCGCCACCCCGCACGTCGCCCCGGACGGCGTGATCCGCCAGAACGGCGCGTTGCCGGGATAGGTCTCCAGCGTAAACGAGTAGGTGTAGGAGCCGGACCCGCCGAACGCGACGACGGTCAGGGTCGGGAAGCCGTAGCCCGTCGAGGGCGCGACGACGACGTAGCTGTAGACGCCATCGCTCGTCACCAACGAGAGGGCGGAGTCGTTGAACGAGTAGGTGACGGCCGCGCTGGAATGGCTGAGGCCGGTCGTCGTGTCGGTCACCATGCAGACGAGCGAGGCGGTGGAGGTGGCGCCGGCGGCAACGCCGCTGACCGATGGCGTTGTCGTCGCGGTGGAGGCGTTCGCCAGACTCCAGGTCCCGCTCGAGTCGTTGGGCGTGATCGTCCAGGAGATCAGGAAGGGTCCGACGCCGCCGGTGACGGTGGCCGTGTTGCCGCCGAACGTGTGCGAGGTCGAGGCGGCCGAGGCCGTCGCGCCCGAGCCGATGGCGATGGTGAACGGGATCGCCGTGGTGTTGTCGAACGAGTAGGTCACCGACGAGCTGGTCGCGGTCGTGCCGGTGATCGTGTCGAGCACCTGGCAGGAGAGGTGAACGGTCGCGGTGACGCCCGAGCCGACGCCGCTCACTGCGACCGTCGCGCTGGCCGTGCCGCCGCCGGTGAGCGTGAACGCGCCGCCCGAGGCCGAGGCCAGCGACCATGTGAAGGCGTAGGAGCCGGAGCCGCCAGTGACGGTCGCGGTGTTCGTGTCGAACGTCCACGAGGTGACCGTGCCGCTCTCGGTCTCGCCCGCGGCGATGGCGATGGCCAGCGAGCCGGAGCCGGAGCCGGGAAGGTTCAGGAGGACGCCGGCCGGGCGCGGGAGCAGCCCCGGCAGCGCGATCATCGCGTACTGCACGGCCGTGGGCGTGAAGGGCAGGATCACGCTCATCGTCATGTCGAGGTTGTCGACGACGTAGCAGTCGCCCACGCCCGGGAAGAGGGTCATGAGGATCTGATTGAACGTGCGGATCGAGCCGTCCGAAATGTTCGACAGCGCCTTCGCGTAAATGAGCGTCAGATACGCCGGGTCGCTGAGCGAATAGTTGCCGTAGCCCGAGACGGTGAGGATGCGGGGAACATCGACGATACGGCCCCACAGATCGAGCCCGTAGCCCTGCGCCGTGGCGAGGCTCCAGACGTCCGCGTACCAGGCGTCGATGTCCTCGCCCGGATCGACCGCCTCGTTGAAGTTGTCGATCAGCGAGAGCAGCGCGGTCGATGCGCCGTACTGCTGGATGACGGTGCGCTCGATGTTGTCCATCGCGCGCTAGACCAGAGTGAGCTGAACGTCGGCCGAGGACAGGACCGGCTCCTGATTGATCTGCACGGTCAGGTCCGCGAGGCTGGCGGCGATCAGCGTCATCGTCTCGCTGGCGGCCGTCTGGCTCTGTGAGACGGTCCAGGTCGATCCGGAGCCGGAGACGACATAGGTCCCGTCCGTCACGCCCGTCCCGGTGATGAACTGGCCGATGGCGACCGCGCCCGACGACGTAGCCGAGACGGTGAGCGTCGTGGCGCTGATCGAGCCGGTGATGACCGCGCCCGGCGCGTTGGCCGATCCAATGGCGATGGAAACGACCTGAGCGCCTGGCCATGCGGCGGCGATGCCGGAGTAGAAGCGCAGGGCGAAGATCGTCGAGCCGATCCGCGCGCGCGGTCCCCCGTCCTCGCCCGCGAAGGCGTACTGCAGCGCGGCCTGCACGAGCGCCAGGGCATTGGCCGGCGCACCCGCCGCGCTCATCGTGACGTTGAAGAAGATCGAGAGGTTCGGCGGGATTTCGTAGGTCACCGCGTAGGATGGCGGCGTCTGATAGAGCGGGTTCGGGTCATAGACCGTGACCGAGGTGTTGCCGTTGTAGTTGCAGCCGGGCGGCTTCTTGGACCAGAGCGCCTGAGCGACGGCCATCGACGAACCGCCCACGGCCGCGACGTAGACCGAGTGCGCCGCGAGCGTGACGCCGCCGATGGTGACCGGCGCGTTGGTCGGGTTGTCCACCACATAGGCGTCGATGACGTTGGGGACGGAAAGCACCGCGGCGAGGATGGCGTCCGGCGGACTGACCGAGTTGAGCGCCACGGACCGCTTGCGCCGCGCCTCGAAAGCGGCGGGCGTCTCGACGTCGTTGCCCACGACTCCGGGGACCGGATTGCTGATCGTGTCCCAGCCGGGAATGGTCTGGTAGATCGTCGCCAGAGCTCCGGTCTGGCAGGCGATCGGCCCGGTCACCGAACACTGGAACGAGAGCGTCAGCGAGCCGCCGGCCGGGATCGTGCCGCCGGTCGTGGCCAGATAGATGTTCCCGTCGCTCGCCTTGGCCTGCGCCCCGGTCGGGATCACCGTCCCAACGAGGCCAACGCACGTTGCGAGGACCGTCGTCGGCTGGGCCGCGTTGCGCGTCAGGAAGTAGATCCGCGCGATGGCGTCCTGCATCCGCCCGGTGGCGAAGGCAGGATCGACGCCGTTGGTCAGAGCGAGGAACTGATCGTTCTTATCCGCGATGGCGGCCGTCATGGACGATGCGAGCTGGCCCTGCGGCGTCGTCAGGTCCGGGTTGAGGTTGCCACCGAACGCCGCGTTCATGTCGGCCTGGACGCCGGCCAGAACTGCGCTCTCGGCGGGGATCGCAAATCCGGTGGGGCCGAACGTGGGGGACGGAACGGCGGTCATGTCAGAACGCCACCGTCTGGGCGGCGCCCGTATTGTCCGTCACCTGCACCTGGCCCACGAGCTTGCGACCGGCGAGACCGGAGAGGAAGCATTTGGCGGTGACGACGCCGGGGACGGTGAACGCCGCCTTGACGAACGCCGCCTTGACCGCCTGGAGCGGCGGTAGCTTGCCCCAAATCTGATCGTACGGGACGCCTTTGGTCGTGTCGTACCAGACCTCGCCCTTGCGCGCCTTGATGGCGGACGCGACGTCCTGCGCCACGGCATAGGGCGGCGCAGCCATGGCGATGTTGCCCGAGGCGTCGACGACGAGGTCCCAGCTGGTCCGGTCCAACAGGAGCGTATCGAGCGGGATCGTCACCTACGACGCCTTGGCGCAGGAGACCGTCCCCGCCATCGTGCTCGTCGACGAGAGATTGGCGTAGGGGATCTGAACGAGATTGGTCTGCGATCCGCTGGCCGCGCCCGGCTCGAACAGCATCAGCGGCGCGCCCGACACCGTCGACATCTGGAAGATGAGCGGCCCGTACATATTGACCATGCCGCCCTGGTAGGTGGCCGGTCCCCCGCTGGCCGCGCTCTGCTGAGACGACGCGCAGGTGAAGGGCAGGCCCTCGATCTCCGCGAAGCCAGACCCGCCCACAGTCCCGGTCATGGTGACCTGAAACGAGGCCATGAAGCCGCCCGAAGGCGTGCGCTGATAGCGCCCCCACACGGTCTGCGTCCCGGCGCTCGTACCGCACCCGAAGGTGGCGGCGGCGCACAGGGCGAGCTTGGGGGTCCAGGTCTGCTGCGGCTCGGTCATGTAGACGTTGCCGGTGGCGGAGTCGGTGATGGTCGAGAAATAGTCGTCGCTCTTCAGCGCGCCATCCCAGGCGCCGGCGACGGTCAGGGCGTTCCAGTTGTTGTGGAGCGAATAGAGCTTGTTCGTCCCGGTCCCGTTCGACGTGAATGACGCTGCGACGCACCCGAAGTTGTCGGTAAACCAGACATCGGAGAAGGCCGCGCCCGAGGCCGGGGACGGGGCCAGCGTGATCCCGGTGCAGCCGCCGAAGTTGTTGCCCCGGAAGTAATCCTGAACGAGCGCGGTGGCGCTGTTGAACGCGAACAGGGGGACGCTGGCGCTTCCGAGCGAGAAGGTGGTGGAGTCGACCACCAGGTTCGAAAGTGTGGTCCAGGTGCTGTCCGAACAGAACACCGCCGTGCCGCCGGAGGTGTGCCACTCGACGTGCGAGTGAGCGATCTTGAACTCTGCGCCCACGCCGCTCCCGCCGCCGTAGCTTGACCAGCGGAAGGCGCACCCGAGGCTGTTCTGCGGATTGATCTGGAGTGCGGTGAAGACGATCCCGTTGGGGCCGCATCCCGAAGTCGTGCAGGCGGTGTTCTTGAAGAGGACGGCGTCGGTGGCCGCATAGTCGCCGGAGCCATTGTCGCCCAGTCTCACGCTGTTGAAGCGGGCTTCAGGCCAGCCGTCGAAGACGAGGTAGTGGCTCTTGCACTGAGCGGCGTTGATCCGTGAGCCGTCGAAGCTGATACCGCCGCTCGTCGGGACACCCGCCTTCCACAGGATGCAGGTGTCGGCGTTGGCGACCTTGATCTCCCGGCCCCACACTTCGTACCCGGCCAGGTATTCCAGCCCGATGAAGCCGCTGACCGGCGTTCCGCCTGTGCCGATGATCGAAAGGTCGTGGACGCCATTGGCCAAGAGGCCATTCGATCCGCTGTAGCCGGAGACCGTCAAACAGACGTACGCGGCCTGGTTGTTGCAGATCAACTGCGAGCCGACCGCCGGGTTTGCGCCCTGCCACGAAGCCCCGCCCAGCGTCGCGCCCGGAGGAATGGTGACGCCCGCGCCACTGGTTCCGACCTTGCAGCCCCCATCGACCAGCACCTCGCCGCCCACAGCGGCCGCCGCGGTCAATGCCGAGTTGATGGCGCTCGTATCGTCGGTCGTCCCGTCGCACTTCGCGCCGTAGCTTTTGACGCTGATCCGGACATAGGACGCCAGGTCGGGGAGAGCGCCCTGCTTTGCCGTCCCTCCGATGGGAACGGTGATGTAGGTATCGGTCGATGCCGGCGTTCCTCGAGCGGGCAGCGAACCGGACGGAACGACGGCCTGAGCGGCGGCGGCCGAGGTGAAGAGGATGGCGGCGAGGGCCGGGAGAAGGGCGAGGCGCATGGGAGACGCTTGCTCCCTGCCGGTTTCGGCTCGGCTAGGTCGGGGGCCCGGTGTTGCCCGAGCCGGTCGTGACCCCGCTGTGGTGGTGCGTGTGCAGCGACGTCCCCTGCCCCGTCACATCCCCTTGGGCGACGACGGTTCCCGATACGGTCAGATTGCCTTGAACATGCACGGTCGGGGCTTGAAAGCTGATCTGCGTCGGGTCGAGCACGATCATGCCGCTCGACGTGAACTGGATGTAGCGGACCGGCATCCCGTTGAGGAAGCCTCCAAGGTAGAGGGCATCGGCGGGGTCGAACTGGCGGAAGCTCCCCGGCACGGCTTCGGCCTGCGTCGTCACCACCTTGGAGATGTCGCGGCTGGCGAAGATGGCGATGCCCAGGTCGTCGGCGGCCGGATCGATCACGATGGCCGACGTTCCGCCCTGGAGGCGGAAGTAGGGGACGCCGTAGATCGTGCCGTGCGGCGTCGGGTTCTTCCCCTGGCCGTCGACCTGCTGAACGAGCGGCTGGATGTCTACGAGACCCTGCGCCCCGTCGAGCGCGCCGACAGCGGCCGGATAGACCTTCACGACCTTGACGAGAGTCGCGGTCCACAGCTTCGCCATCAACTGGCGCATCATGAACTGCTGAGCGTTGAAGCCGCCCGCGCTGTCCGATGCGCGTTGAGCGCCCTGGTAAGTGTCAGGCAATGGCCGCGTGCCCCAGGACGGTTGCCTGCAGAAGGCTGAACCACTTGCCGTTGGGCATCTGCGCCTCGATCTCGTGCGTGATCCCGAAGATTTGCCAGGTGGCGTTGGCGTTCGGAACCTGACTGCTCTTCACCTCCACCCTCGCGCCGAACACGATCTGCGGATTGAACTGCGTCTTGATGATGATCCCGTTTTCGGTCCAGGCGGGCGAGCCGACCATGCCGGTGTCTTTCGAGATTAGCGGCGCTTCGCCATCGCGCGCGCCGTCCTGCGGCCAGATGGCGATAGTCGGCGTCCCCGAGGGCTGATCGTCGATGGTGATGTTGATCCCCGCCGCCTTGGCCGCCCCGTACGCCTGATCGCGGCCGGTTCCTGGCAGGTAGGGGTTGGAAAGGATGACGCCGGAGACGCCGCCGTTTTCGAAGCCATAGCCCATCTGTTTGGCCAGGCCCGCGATGACGTCTGCCGCATCGACCGCGCCCTGATAGGTCGTTGGCGCAAGCGGGCGCAGGGCGTCGAGCAGGCCGGTGAAGGCGGTGATCACGAGCGGCACGTCGGGCGCGGACTGAAAGTCGAGATAGGCTTGCTGGATCGTGCCGATGAAGATCACGCTCTTGGCCCCGTCGACCGCGCCGGCCGACATGGTGACGGTGTTGTTCCGCCCTGCCGTGATCAGCTTGCCCAGAGTCGAGAGCCGGTTTGCGACCGAGGGCTGAAGCCCCCAAACGCGAATGGTCGCGTTGTTCATGCTGACCGCGCCGGCCTTGCTGACCGTGGCGGAGACGCGCAGGCCCGAGACGGTCACGGTGTTGTTGCCGCCGTCGAACGTCGTGCCGCCGTCGCCCAGGCGAAAGCTCAGGTCGATGGCGCGCAGGGCGTAGGTCACAGGCCCACCACCGTTCCGTCGCCCACGCCCAGCTCGACACCGGGCGAGACGCCGATGACGTCCGGCCACGAGGCGAACGCCGGCAGCAGCAGGTCGACCTCGATCAACGCTTCGCCCGGCGCGAGGAAGACGAGTATCCAGCGGAGGCCCAGGCCGACGTATTGCGGATCCGATGAGCCTTCAGTGTCGAAGAAGGCGAGGTCGCCGGTGAAGCCCAGATAGGCGTCCCGCACGATGCGCGTGGCGTTGAGGCACAGAACGCCGTCCAGCACCGTCGAGCCCGCCACGGCCAGCGACAGATACATGCCCGTCGCCGTCTGGCGCACCGCTATGGAACACGCCTGTGCGTCTAGACTGATCGCCAGCGTCTGCGACGGGACAGGCTGAAGGGGTACGATCTGCATCTAGTGCGCCCCCGCCGCTGCGGCGCTCGCCTGCGTCGCTGTGGGCGTCTGCGGCTGAACCGCCCCTTGCGCCTGCGGATCGGCCCCGGTCGGGCTGGCCGTGTTGCTGAAGGCGGCCGTGGCCGTGTTCATGATCTGGACGAAGTGCAGTTCGACGGTGAGCAGCGTGACGCCGTTGTCCTTGTCCCGGCGCATGTCGCGATGCGCTAGGGACATATCGGCGTAGCTCTCCTCGGGCGTGGTGACGGTGAGGAGGTCCGTCGAGAGCAGGTACTTCTGGATGGCGGCGAGGAAGGCGGTGCGGTCGTCGACCGAGCCGCCCTTGGTGACGGTCAGGCGCACGTCGACCGGGCGAACGACGCGGTTGTAGCTTTGAAAGCCGCCTTCCTCGACGGGATAGTCGGGAATGTTCACATCGGTCGCGTGTTCGATGCGCAGGAAGTTGTCCGGCTTGATCGCCACCGCCCCGCCGCTGTCGGTGATCGCCCATTGCGCTTCGGTCGAGGCTTGTTCCGCCACGGCAGGGCTGTCGGAGGTCAGCGGCGTCGGGGCGGCCGAGCTGGTCGCCGCCGGGTTGCGAGCGACCGCCGGAACGCCAGGGGCGTCTGGAACGTCTGGATAGGGGCCGCTCATTGAAGCCCCGTGTCAGCCTGAACGACCAAGCCGTTCTGCGCCAGATGCTGGCCGAGGTCCTTGGCGACGCCCGCGCCATCGGTCGCCGGGGTGTGGACCTGGATCGTGCCGATGTGCGTCTCGCTGTGGCGATGGCTTACCGGGCCGCCGCTGCGCTGCGCGGCCAGCCACCTTTGAGCGCGGACCATGTCCCCGGCGTAGCCAGCCCCCGGTCGCTCGAAATCGCCGATGAAGCGGCTCGCGCGCGTCCCCTCATCGGGGGCGTTCAGGATCGCCGCGTAGCGCGGGTCGGAAAGCTCCTTGATGAGGAAGGCTGTCTGAACGCCCATGTCGGAAACCGGCCTGCCCTTCTCCGCCGCGAATGCCTTAAGGGCCGTCAGGCGCGGGCCGAGCCACTGGGCGATGCCATAGGCGCCGGTCGTGGGATTGACCGCGTTCGGGTCCATGCCGCTCTCAGCATAGAGGCCGGCGATGACGCCCAGCGGTACGCCAGTGGAGACGAGGTCCGCGCCGGCCGGGATGGACGAGGTCGGCGCGCCCGGCGTCTTGCTCCAATCGATGGCCGACTCCTGGCCAGCGGCCTGGAAATACATCGACGCCGCCTGCCAATATTGCCACGCCTTGTGCCGCTGCGCGAAGGGCGTCGTGGTCCAGTGGGCGAGGGCGTCGAGCCCCTGCACCATCCACGTCGCCTGTTTCACCTGACTGGTGAGCCACTTCACGAACCCGCTCTCGCCGGTCGGGATCGAAAGCGCGCCCATGACGTCGGCGACCATGTGGCCCACGGCCGAGCCAAGACGCTCGGTTTCGTCCAGCAGCTCGTGCGTCGCGGGGTCCTGCGCCAGTTGCGTGAGCGCGTCCGCGAACCTCGTCAGACCCGGCAGGGCGTCGGTCAGAAGCTCCGCTCCCAGCGCGCGGTAGCTGTCCTTCAGGAGGCTGATCTGCTGTTGAGCGCGCTGCGCCGCTTCGGCGTCGCGCGCGTGGATCACATAGGCCCTGGCCTGCGCCTCCAGAACGCCCAGGACCGCGCCGCGCCCGTGTTCGAGGAGCGTGATCATGGCGGGCGTCATGCCCATGCCGGTTCCGAGCGCCATGGCCTGGCGGGGGTCCATGGCGTGGAAGGCGTCGGCCAGCTTCAGGAGCGTCTTGGTCGGATCGTTCAGGTCCGCGAGCGAGACATGCAGAAGCTGCAGGTAGGGGATCAGCGGCGATGAGCCGGTGAGCTGGATTTGCTCGAAGGCGCCCACGAGCGATTGGATCGAGGTGACCGCGTCCTCGGTCGTGCCGCCGTTCTGGCGTACCGCTCCTTCCCAGAGCGACAGCGCCTCGGTTGAAACGCCAAGATTGGTCGCCAGCCGGCCGGTGTTGGCCGCGAGGTCGATGGTCTCTTTGGCGAATTTGGCGAGCGAGGTCGCGCCGACGACGACGGCGAAGAAGCCGAGCGCCTCGACCTTCAGCTTGGAGAAGAAGGCGCTGGCGGTCTTGCCCGCCTGTTCGATGGCCTTGCCGTCCTCGACGGCCGCGCGCTTCGTCTTGGCGAAGGACTTCCCGGCGCGGTCCGAGCCTTCCTCGAATGCCTTCGGGTCCAGGCCGAGGGTGACGACCAGGGCGTCAATGATCGTCGGCATGAGCCACCCGATCGTTGTGGGCCCGGACGGCGATCAGTTCGAGGAAGTCGTAGAGGTCCTCGACGCCATAGGCCGTGTCGAGTTCGATCCGCGAGGCCAGGCCGCTGTAGATGACCGATGCGACCGTGGCCGGCACGTTCACCGGGGCGGCGAAGCGCCCTCCCCCGTGAGCCTGGCCGCCGTCCCCAATTTCAAGAGGGCGGCGGCGATGGAAAAACCCGTGTGGAGTTCGAAGACCTCCGCCCGCAGTCGCGCGATGGTCGGCACCTCTTCGATATCGCCGTCCAGCATCGGGCGCGTGACGGCCGCCTCCTTGCGCTGGACGCAGGCCATCATCTCGTCGAGCAGCGGTTCCAGATCCTCGTAGCCGATCATCATGAGCGAGCGCAGGCCAACGAGCGTGAGCCCCGCCATGCCCGATTGCGCCACGTCCGCCGGCAGCTCGACGCCGCTCTTGGTCATGCCCAGAAGCGCCCGGATTGCCCACTTCTCCCCCTGCAGCGCCGGCATTTCGGTCAAAGTGAAGACCTTGCCCTTGTCGCGGCCCTCGGCGGTGACCGTGAAGTCTACCGAGCGCCTCATGTGACCGCTTGCGGGCCAGGCGTGACCGCGCCCCAGGTGATCCCCCAGCGGCGCGGCTGCAGGACCTTCTTCGCTTCCGGGACGCGGCTCACCCGCGAGAGGAAGCCCTTGGTCAGGGTGTAGACGCGGCCCGTGCCGAGAAGGGCGACCGTGCCCGTGGCGTTGAAGATCGAGCGCGACTGATTCTGCGCCACGTCCCAGGTCTCGAAAACGACGTTCGACGGGCTCGACGCCAGGAACGTGATGTTCATCCGGTTCATGGTCGGGACCCAACCGCCGGTCAGGACGCCATCGGCGCCCATCTGAAGCTCGATCGGCTCGACCTCCTCCGTCGAGAACATATCGTCGGCCGAGAAGGCGGCCAGCTGCACCGGCGAGGAATAGACCCCGGGGATGGTGATCAAAAAGACCGCGTTTGCGGAGGTGATGGACATCGGCTCAGATCACCTCAAGGCTGGCCAGGGTCAGTTGCTGGATCGACTGGCCGTCGGTGTAAAAAAACGTCATCGGCGGCGAGCCGCGCGCGGCGCGGACCTGGGCCGACGGGTTCGAGATCAGCAGATACCAGCCGGTGTTCGCGATCGTGGTGGCGATGTCGAAGCCTGCCATCGCGTTGACCGCGGCGATCTCGGTCGAGGAGAGCGTGACGCCCGCGCGGATTGCGCCGAAGCTCAGCGCCGCCGCGATCGGTCCGCTCATCGCCTCGCGCACGAGGGCGTAGCCGGCCGGCGTGTAAGGGATCGACTTCACGGCGATCAGCAGCGCCATCATGGCTTGCTGGAACGAGCTGTTCATCCAGGCCGCGTCGAAGAAGCTGTCGGCCCACAGGCGGGGGCCGGTTATCGATCCGGGATAGAGCAGGTTGTTGCTGTTCGATCCTACCGCATACTGGCCGTAGAAGTTCACGCCGTTGGCGATGAGGTTCAGCGCGATCTGGCCGTTCACGACGTCGGGCGCGAGGCCGGACTGCGTGACGAAGGCGAAGTTCTGCCGCGCGTTCGGGGCGCCCCAGTTGGTCGACGGGGCGATGGAGAGCGCCAGCGCGGCGGCGAGTTGCTGATTGACCGGCGCGTAGATCGGGAAGGTCCCGGCGTCGGCGGCCTGGATGATCGCGTAGATGGCCGAAGCGGTCGCCGGCACGGTGTTCGTCAGGGTGACGTCCGTCGACCACTGGACGTATCCGAACATGCCGCTCTGCCCGGAAGTCCAGCCAGCGAAGGCGATGGCGTCGGCGCTCGCCGCTTCCCAGGTTGTGGCGAACGAGCCCCAGTTGGCGTTGACGGCGATGACCGCCGCCATGGCCGCCGCCGGCGTCGCAGCCGCCTGGCCCTGGCTGATGATCGCACCGCTCGCGGCGGTGAGCAGCAGTCCTGCGGCGAGCGTGCCGGTCGCATAGGTGATGGTCGACGTCGCGCCGACGGACCCGCAGTTGATCTGGAAGCCGCCCGAGGTGCTGTCGTAGGTCACGGTAACAGCGCCCGCGGTGACGGTGGTCGAAGCGACGGCAGTCACGATGCTCGTCTGGTAGGTCCCGACGCCACCGGTCGTGCCGGAAAGCTGGCTAGTAATCGTGGTTCCGCCCGGCACGCCGGTCCCGGTGAGGACTTGGCCGGCGGCGAGCGTCCCAGACGACACGGCCGAGACGGTCATGATGCCGGTCGTAACCGCGATGGCGGCGGTCACCACGGCGTCGGACGCGCCGAGCGCCGTTTGGATGATCGAGGCGGCGTTGCTGAAGGAGGTCGCGGACGAGAGGTTGATGGCGCTCGACGTCTTGGCCGTGCCGTCGATGGTCAGGGTAATGACGCCTGTCGTCAGGAGGCCCTGCAGGTAGGTGAGGCCGAGTGCGCCGACGTTCCCGCCTCGCACCCATGCGCCGACCGGTGCGGCGCCCGTGTACTGGTAGAAGAGCAGCGAGCCGGGCGTGACGGCGGCGTTGTCGGGGCCCTGGAAATAGGTCGCGGCCATCGCCGCCTCGGTCGAGCCGGATCCGAAGTAGGCTTGCACGGCGGCCAGCGATCCGAGCGGCAGGACCGTGCCGATGGGGACGCGCGTCGAGCGGGTCAGGATCAAGCCGATGAGGCTCTGAGACGCGCCGCCCGCGCCGATGACGCCGGGGCTTACGCTCGCGAGCTGATTGACGGGGATCGACATCAGTCAGTTTGCTCCAGCGCCACGGCCAGCACGTTCGCGAAGTCCTGCGGGGGTGTCAGGACGATGTCGCCTTGCAGGGTCAGCTTGGTGGTCCACCGATCCTCGTATTCATCCTCGGCGTTTCGGAACGGCAACTGTAGGGGATCGCTCGCGGTGAGCGGGGCCAGTCCGGGCACGGCTACGGCGATGGCCTCGTAGGCGTTCTGGTCGCTGAAGAGGGCGATGATGATCTGGACGTAGTCGGCGCTCGCGGGCCCATGCACGTCGACCTGGACGTCGAGGCCGGTGGATGTGGTGACGTTCAGCGCGGTCGGCGCGGTTGCGGTCGGGTCCCAGGTGTCGGCGGAGACGGCCAGGCGCGCGCGACCGATCGGCGTCATGACGACGAAGTTGCTCTGCGCGGGCTCCGGAACGCGGTTGTCCTGGCCCCGAAAAACGGGCGTGCCGCCGGGCAGGATCGAGACCAGCCAATCGCCCAGCGCCGTGATCGCGGCGGTGTCCGTGATCGAGGGCGTCATGCGCCGTCCTGCAGCGAGACGATCACGCACGACCAGCCGGTCGACCATTCCTCGAGCGGGTGGACGACCTTCCACGTCTGGCCGGAGAAGATCAGGAGGTCGCCGCCCTTGCTCAGCACGCGCTCGATGCCCTCGACGTCCATGTTCACGTAGACGCGCTTCATCACGCCCTGGATGTTCAGGCTGGCGAGCTGGGCCATCAGGCCGGGGCTGACCGGCTGGACCTGCATCGGGACGTTGGCGACGGTCGTGTAGGTCGGCGAGCGGCTGTAGTCGGGGTTCGTCGTGTTGCCCGTCGAGAGCTTCACGGTCCCGAGGATCGCCGGGTTCACCGCGGCGACCGCTGCGCCGGCGGCGACGTTGAGGTTCACGTCACCTCTCCGTTCGTGACGAAGCCGTGCCAGTGACCGGTGCTGCTGGCGTCCACCGAGGGCGAGAGACTTAGGGAAGCAAAATCGTCAGGGCCGCTCAGCGTCCAGATGTGTCCCGCGTCGGTCGACCCGTGCCTGGCCAGAATGTAGCCGTCCTCATCGGCGGCGTGCATCGCATGATGAAAAGCGACGCCCAGGCGAGTCTCGCGGCAATGCGGGCAATCGAAGGTGAGGCCCACCTTCGGGCCGCCATCTTCAAGAACGAACCAGCGCGGATCGAGATCGAGGAGCCTCACTTCGTCACCCTGTCGCCAATGCTGTTGAGCATGTGGCCGGTGTCGACGAGCGGCTTGGACGCGCCCTTGGCCTTGATCGTGGCGGGCGCGTTGGGCGGCTCGTTCGTCTCGATGATGGACTCGCGCAGCTCGCCCTTGATCTCCTCGCCCATCAGTTCGAGGGCGCGCGTGGCGTCCATGTCGTTGGCCTTCAGCACTTGGCCGACGTCCGTGCCCCAGTGCCCGCTCTCCTTGCGGATCATGTTGCGAAAGAAGGGGCGCGGCGGGATGTCTCGCGAGCCGAACTCCTGAACGGCCGCCACCATCGCGACGCTCGTGCCGTCCGGGTAGGTTGCGCCCTCCAGAAAGCCGACCTCCAGCGTGCCGGGGTTGCGGACCTTGGCGGCGAGGTCCTTCAGATACGCCTGCAGCTTCTCGCCCCCGAGGAACGTAGCCATCAGCGCCACCCGTAGCGGCGGCGCTGGTCCGAGCCAGGGAGGTAGCGGGCGGTGCGATAGATGGCGGTAGCGCCCCAGTAGGACGCGCCGTAGGGCGTCTGCAGATACCACTGCGCACCCTTGGTCGCGTCGAACTCGGCGGTGACGTTCACCGACCCCTGCGTCGCCGCCGCGATCCGCCCGACGACGCCGCTCGGTCCCAGCGTGCCCACGCCCGAATAGATGGCCGCGATATGCGCGGTCAGCATGTTCAGGAGCCTCAGCTGCGTCGCGCCGTCCACGACGGGCCCGGCGCCGGTGTTGTCGTGATAGACGCAGGCCTCGGCGAAATAGTCGTCAGCCGCCAGCTCGCTTACCGAGGTGAACTCAGGGTAGCGGGCCTGCCACGCTGTGAAATTGAACGTGGCGACCGCGCCCATTCATCACGCGGCTTGGTCGTCGTACGCCGGCTTGAACTTCACGCCGCCGATGGCCGTACCCTTCGGATCGAGCGGCTCGAACGAGCCCTTCAGCTCGTTCTTCTCCACCGCCATGCCCGGAGCGCGGTTCGCGCCCGCGGCGAAGATCAGACCGTTGCGGACGAGCGGATAGTCCGCGTTCTGCTTCAGCCACGCTTCCCAGAAGTCCTTCGGAATGCCGAAGGTCAGGCCGTAGCCGCCGCGCACTTGGGGGACGCCGGCATGGTCGAGCGGGCGGCCCTTGTCGTCGGCACTGTCGAGCCGGCGCTCGTCGGACGAGCCGCGCACGAAGTAGCTCTTCAGTAGCGGCGCGCGGGCTTCGTCGCCCGACGGCGTCTTGCGGATCTCGATCTCTCCCATCAGGTCGAGCCGAAGGCCCGACGGATGCTTGAGCGCGATGGTGACGGTATCGCCGGTCTTCACGACGGGCGCGGTCGGGTCTCTGGCCTCAGACACGATGGATCAAGCCTCTTGGGTTGTGGGTTGCTCTCTGGCGCGCTTACAGGCCCAGCATCTGCGCGATGGCGAAGGGCTGGCGGATGACCGCGCCCCAGGTGCCCTGCGACAGCTTCTGCATCCAGTTCGACATGCCCACGACGAGCGGGTGCATCCGCAGCTTCTCGGTGAAGGCGCAGTAGCCGGTCTCCTGGCCGAGCACGTCCTCGCAGATCAACTGGGCGAGGTTGCCGGAGAGGCCGGAAACGCCGCTGTCGTACTGCACCGCCGTCTCGATGCGCAGGTTCGGGAACGACTTCTCCAGCAGGTCGCGGACCTGCACGTTGAAGCTGTTCGCCGCCGTGAAGGCGACGGCCACGTCGGGCGCCAGGGCCAGCACGAGCTTGTTCTCGCGATCGAGCTCGATGATGCCGTCGGTCTGCGTCACCAGTTGGATGAACAGGCTGACGACGTCGTTGTAGACCTCGTTCGGGGTCGCGGTGACGACGCCCGACGTGATCCAGGGGCCATGCGCCTGGGCGTTGTAGGCCTTCGGGCCCGGCTGGATCGCCGCGGTCAGGTTCGGATCGTTGAGCAGGCCGTAGCACTGCAGGCCGCGCACGCCGAAGGCGTAGGTCTTGTTCTGCAGTTGGTTGAGCGCATTGACCGCGCCGGTCTGCTTCTCGACGGCCAGGTTCACGCCCGCCGTGGCGGCCATGGCGATTTCGCGCTCGCCGTACTGGATGATCGTCTGAGCGTGGTAGCTCTGACGCTGCGGCCAGTTGATGTTCGCGCCCGAGCTGCCGGCGTTGTTGAAGTCGCCGTAGCTGGTGGTGTCGCCGGTCGTCTCGACCATCGGGAACATCGCGGTCAGGACGGTCCAGTCGCCCTTCTTGCGCTCGCTGCCGAGGATCATGGACATCTTCAGCGGGGCGAAGGGAATGCGCAGGACGTCCGGATCGATGAACGTGGTGAGCATCGCCGGAATGCCGGCGTTGGCTGCGGTCGTCAGCGTGGGCTGAGCGTCCATCGCCATGATGGCGTCCATGGCCGCGCCTGCCGACCAATCCCGCTTCAGTTCGGCGGGCAGGTAGGCGCGCGCTTCCGGGATCACGATCCCGAATTCACGCTCCAGGCGGCTGCGGTCCTTCGCCCAAGTCTGCACGGATTGCGCAAAGTTCATCTGTGATTATCCCAGAGGCCAGGAGGACATGCGGCCCAGCGTATTCGGCTGAACCTGAGCGGAGGCGCAGATGTATTTCGTCTCGACGAAGGTCGTGGACGAAATGGCCGTCGAGGAGACGACGGTGTTGTTGTTGACGATGTAGGTCCCGGCGCCGCCAGTTCCCGTGCCCAGCGCGGTGACCGTGGTTCCGGCCACGACGTTGGTGCCCGAAAGGGCCCCGCCGACCTCAAACACGCCCGCCACGGTGCCGCCGACAGTCAGCGTACCGAAGGCCGCCGTGACGGTGGTCGACGCGGTCGTCTGCGGGATCGACACCTGATAGGTCCCGATGCCGCCGGCCGAGCCGGTGAGCTGCGCGGTGATCGCCGTGCCGGTCTGCACGCCAGTCCCGGAAAGGACCGCGCCGACCGGCAGGGAGCCGGAGCCGACCGCAGTCACGGTCATGACGCCGTAATCGGGTCCGTTGTTCGGGGCCACGATGGCGATGGAGGCGGTGACCGAACCCGCGCCAGCCGCGATGGACGAGGCGGAGCCGGAGCCGGACGAGGGCGGTGCGCCGGTCGCGGCGAAGGCAATCGCGCCGGTGGCGAGGTTGGCGTACGCCTTCATGCCCTTGGTCGCGACGATGGTCCCGGTGTGCTTGACCCAGAAGTCGCCTTCCTGGTGCAGCGTGACCATGAAGCCCTGCGGCACGAGGAGGCCGGACGAGGCCAGGAAGGTGGTGATCAGCGCCTGCTGTTCACGATGGACGAAGCCGTCAGGCGCGCCGCCGTAGGGCGAGTTGTTGCTCGCGAGTTGGCCGGTCGTATCCACCCAGGCGAAGCGCCCGACAGTGACGCCATTGGGCCCGGCGACCAGGGCCTCGGCCCCGGCGAGCACGGAGGCGCGCGGGTTGGCCGAGGCAAAGTCGCCCTCGACGGCCGGAGCCTGATAGGTCTGAACCTGGGAGGGGAAATCGCCGACGGCCATTGTGCGTCAGATCCTCTTAGGCGCGGCCGAAGCGCTGAGCGCCCGGGAACCGCGTGTTGAAGTCGTCGTTGGCTCCGTCCGCCGCGAGACGGGGCGCCGGGCGGCCACCTGGCTTGGGATGGGCGCGCAGGATCGCGCCGAAAGCCGAGGCGTGGACGCCTTTGACGTCGACGCCCATGGCGTCGAATGCGAACTTGTAGACGGCCTCGGCGCTGTCGCAGGCGGTCGTGACCTCGCCCACATACGGGCGGACCTCGACCTTCGCGGCGTCGAGCGCATCGCGGGCGGCCAGGGCGGCGGTGACGGCCTTCGAGGCGGCGTCCTTCGCCCGGTCCTCGGCCTCTTCCTTGTCGCGCTCCTTGGCCTCTTCCTCGTCCTTCGCCTTCTTGTCCTTGGCCTTGCGGTCCTCGTTGGCGATCTGCTCGGCCTCGTCGTCCTTGGCCTTCTTGTCCTTGGCCGCCTTGTCGCGCGCGGCCTTGTCCTTGGCCTCGGTCTGCTCGGCTTCCTTGCGCTCTTCCTCGCGCTCGTCGTCCTTCGCCTTCTTGTCCTTGGCCTCGCGGTCTTCCTTCTCCGCATCCGCGGCGAGCTTCGCCAGCGCGGGGAAGTCGATCTGAGCGTCGCTCGCGAGCTTGCCCTTGAGGGCGTCCTGCAGAGCTTGCGCGGCCTTCGACATAGGCGAGGTCTCCAGTTTTGCGTCAGCGACGAGGACGTCGTGTCCAGCGCGCCCCTGCTCCACGAGTGCGACGTGGTTGAAAGCGATGTCTCTCATTACGCCGTCGAAGGTTTCGCTTTGGCTTGTGCTTCCGGGCGTCATGTCGGGCCGGTAGCGGTAGCTGCAGGAGAGCTCGCGCTTCTGGTTCGTCTCGACGCCCGCGATGGCTCCGGCATCCCAAATGACGAGGGAATTCTGCAGGTAGGGCGCGACGAACGCCGCATCGGTCCCGGTCGAGCCGGCGACGCGTTCCTTCTTCGGATCGTCCGCGCTCACGCCGATGTGGACGTCGAGCAGCTGAATATTGTTGACGGTCGGCGCGGCCTTCGCCAGCTCGACGGGGTCGCGGTAGAGTTTGTAGACGCGCTCGGCTTCGAGCCCCAGCTCCTGCCAGCCGGGGATTTCGCGGCCCAGGTAGCCGCACACGTTCGCCTTGCTCAAATTGCAGACGCGGACGTGCATCCGCCCATCGACGTCGACGAAGCGATTCGTGCTGTCGATCGCGAGCGTGAGGGTGGCGTCGCTCATTGAGGGATGCCCAGGCGGGTCTGGCGCAGAAGCGCCTCCAGGTACTTCACCCGATGGCGCTCACACGCCTCGACGTGATCCTCTTCCCAGCGCGCGCTCTGCGGCCGCCAGGCGTTCCCCGACGTCGTCTGGTCGGACAGCGGCACGAAGCGGTGTTGCGGGGCCATCAGGCCGCCCTCCGCTCGAGTCCCGGAACGATAGACCTGCTCACGCAGCGACAGTTGATCTCGGTGCCCGGCCAGATGCGGCGGTTCAGGGCCGGATCGAGCCACCCGTCCTTGACGTCGTAGACGGTGCGATCCTTGCCGGCGCGAACGTGCGTCGGGCGCGGATGCTTGCCGCCGGCCGAGTGCAGCCAGATCGCCTGCGTTACCCCGACCTCGACCTGCCGGGCGCGGACGACAGAGGCCGTCGCCTTGTTGTTCTGGTCCTTCGCGATGAAGGCCGCGCGGCGCTTGGAGACGCCGTAGAAGTGCGTCAGCTCGTCGGTCAGCGCGCCCAGGTCGCGGCCGGTCTGGACCGAGCGCATGACCGCGCCCTCGACCTGCGTGAGGTACTGGCTCGCGATCGACTTGATGAGCGTGACGTTCTCCGCGACCGAGGCGGCGACGACGTCCTCGACCTTGCGGCTGATCGAAAAGCGAACGGCGAACCCTGCCCTCTTCAGCGCGGCCATGAGCGCGGCGTCCGAGCGCCTAGACGCGGCGAGCGTGAAGTGACGGGCGAGGCGAAGGGCGAGATCGTCGAACCTGCGGAGCCACAGGCCGCCCAGGTCGGTCAGAGCCGCCTGCAGGGCCTCGGCCGGGCTGCGGTCCTGCGCCATCTCGGGGGGATGGTTCGCCCAGGCGCCGGCGAGCCAGTCGACGAACGCCTCGTGCATGGCGCCGACTTCCGCGACCATCGCGCGCCGATACGCCGCAGCGATGCCGGCGTTCGGATGGACCGGCTTGATGGTGAGGGGCTTGGCCACGTCGCGAGTGGTGGCGCGGGAAGGTTTCGGCCCGGCTATCCCACGCCTTCGCGGCGGCGGGCCCTGGCCGGCTCCAAGAGCGTATTGCGAAGCTCGGCGAGGCCCGACTTCACCGCGCCCATCTCGGTCGTGAGCGTAGCGATGCCGACCGCTACGCTGCCATGGTCGGCCTGACTGACCTCGACCTGTTTGAGCCTGGCGAACAGGCCCCCCAACAGGAACGCGAATGTGAAGCCCTGGACGGCCACGAAGGCGGCGAGCGTCCCAAGAGCGATCCAGGCTTGTTCGTCCATGGCCGCGTTATGTGGCGGCGCGAAGTTTCGGTTCGGCTAGACGAAAGCCTCGACAGTTGGTGGGCGCTGCCCTTCGATCACGAAAGGCTCGCGCTCACTCCGTCGGCCCCACGGTGGAGACCAGAACCCCCGAGCCGTCGTTCCAGTGGAAAGTCCGCGTTTCCCAGCCGTAGTCGGTGGCCCCGGACTGCTGGTTGGCCCCGGGGGCGAGGTCGGTGGAGAGGGTGGAGATCACCGTCGCCATGGGCGTCTGGTAGCTGAGCCCCGACAGTGCGGCGGCGATGACCGTGCGGGGCGAGGTCACGGCGAAATCTCCGGCCACGACGCCGGTTGCGTGGGTGACTTGGCTGTTGTTCAGGGTCGTGACCGCCGAGGGGTAGAGGGGCGTGGAGCCCGACGAATAGACGCCGTTCAGCACGACGTTGGACCACTGCGGGCCGGTCCCGATGAGGCCGAGATTGGTCCCGGCGTAGTTGGGCGCATTGTTGGTCGAGCACTCGTTCGAGAACGGGCTTCCGGTCGCGTTCTGAGGCGGGAACCCGACGTTGACGGAGGTCCAGTTGGTCAGGGTCACGCCGATGCCGTGGGGCAGCTTGGGCGCGCTGTCAGAGCAACCGGCGTAGAGGACGGCATGGGAGGCGAAGTTCGTCACGAACCGCTGGTGCAGCTGGGTCGGCGGAACCGCCTGTTTGATCGACACCTGATAGGTGTTGGTCCCCTGAGAGAGCGCCGCGGCCGCGCCGTTGGTCGAATAGCCCGTACCGCCGCTGACGACGGTGAGGCCGGTCACGCCGCCAGAGCCGTCTATGGTGGCCACGCGCAGGACCGCGCCGGAGCCGCCGAGCGTCGCGGTCAGGTTGTCGCCGACCGTGTAGAGATTGCCCGAGGCGGTGGAATGGCCGCCGACCGCGACGATGGTGGCCGCCGTGATCGCGCCGCCCGAGGCCGTCCAGGTCGCTGTCGCGCCGGTCCCGGAGTTGGGGCTGATGTTCGCGGTCGTGCCGGTTCCGCTGACGACGCCCGTCCCGGAGATGGGCGAGCCGGTCCCCATCGACGTCGCGGTGCCCGAGACGTTGTTGCCGGTCACGGTCATGGTAGTCCCGCCGGCCGGATCGCCGCCCGTGGCTGCGTCGTAGCAGGGGGCGGTTCCACAACCGATGGAGAGGCCGTCGTCGATGTACGCCCCGCCCGAGGCTGAAATCCAGCCGAGGTCGGTGAAGATCGGGCTCTGATTGTTGGCCGGACCCCCGTAATAGTCGCCTTCGAAGAAGATGTCCCGGTCGAGGCGCAGATTGGCCGGGCCGTAATTGTTGGAAACCTGGAAGAAGTCAGGGTGCGAGGACGATACGTTGATCGGCTCCATGAACACGGAGTCCGCGACGGTCCAGTTGTCACCGATCATGAAGACAGCGTTGTTGTTGAAGCCGCGCACGCGCATGTGCTCGACGCTGACGTTCGTGCAGCCAGTGTCGTTGAGCGGCGAATCCATGAAGCGCGCGTCGAAGTTGTTGACGAAGACGTTCGACACGCCGCCATCGCAGCGGATGCCCTCGATGTTGTTGTCGCTGAGGCCCTGCATCGCAGCGGCCATGACGACGGTCGGATGGTTGAGGGTCAGGTAGCTGTAGCCGTTCAGCCAGAAGGCGTACTGGTTCACCCCGTTCCCGCCGAACACGGTGTTGATCGCCGACTGAAGGTCGTTGACGATCAGGTAACCGTAGGAGGCCGAGCCGGTGAAGCTCACGAGGCGCAGGCCGGCGGTCAGGGCCGGTTTGGCCGCGTTGGCGTCCTGGAGCGAGACCCCGGTCATGCAGGGGCCGGTGTAGTAGCCCTGGGATGGAGAGATCGTCCAAGACGTGCCGGAGCCCGCGGTGATCTGCGTGTAATCCGCGATCATCTGCTCGGCGTCGGCATGGCCGGTGAGGCCGGGCGTGGAGTCGACGTTGTTGCCGCCGAGATACTGGTACTGGCCGAAGGCGAGCGCGCCGGTCGCGCCGGACACTGTGAGCGCCGTCCCGTCAATCGTGCAGGTAGCCGCTGAGCCGCTGAAGGCCCGGCTGCTGGCGGCGGGGTGCCAGTAGACCTGCGTGTTCGGCTCGCTGGTGCCCTGACTCAGCAGCACCCGGTTGCCGCCGGCCGACTGAAAGCTGGTCGGGATCGGAAGCCAAGTCCCGCCGTAGGAGAGCGACCCGGCGATCTCGTTGCCGATGCTCGCCGCGCCGGGGTAGATCGCATAGGTCAGCGGGGCCGTGTAGCTGGTCCCGGTCTCGCCGGTGCCGGTGTAGGCGGT